TGCTGCTATATAACGGTCGTCGCCAGCTAACGAAACCCGGAGTTTTGCCGCCTCTACAGCCTTCCAACGAGCAAGTTCCGCTTGTGCGGTCGTGTAGTCGGCATCACCAGCTAAGATCTTTTGAATGGATGCTTTCTCGACCGCCTTGTAACGAGCAAGTTCGGTCTGTGCCTTCGTATAGGCTGCATTAGCTGGGGTGTCGCTAGCTAAGCGTTTCTGAACGTCCGCAGCGACCTGCGCATTTGATCGTTTGATCGACGCAAGATCATCCGTATAAGATTTGATACCTTTGATTTGATCGAGGATGGCGGCACGTAACGCTGTCGATTCGAGTTTCGATGTTACCGCCCCACGAGCCTCTCCCCTTAACTCAGCAGCTCTCGTCGAAGGAGATACGACTCTCGGGGCGGGGGGACCATATACTTGAGGTGGAGGAGCAGGAATACCCCGTGGGGTCAACAGTCCGCTTGGCGAAGGTTGAAAACCAAGATTTGATCGCGCTCCAAACCTGGAACCCTCAGCTTTGATCCTTTGGGCCTCGGCGGATAACGTTTGGAGTTCTCTACGCGACCCCGCCAATAAGGGATCGAGAATTCCCCTACTTTGAAGAGTATTCAGTTGTGTTTGTATACCGGCGATGACACGCTGAACTTGCGCAGCTTCCGCACGGAAACTTCCGAACGGTTGCTTCGTCGTCTCCAGTTGCCGCAACGCCAGTTTGATCTCGGAGATAGCACGGGTGACCTCCGTCGTATTCATTCCTATATTCAAAAGGAGATTCAGATCTGCCATCTTCAACCTCTATTTTTAGCTAACTCATTACTCATTAACGGGACATCCTCACCGCCATCGTGACTTGAGGACCCACCATATTTAGCGTTCCGTTCCTGCTTAACGTCCTCGAACCAAACCCGTAACTCTTCGTCAAAAGGCCACATCCATTCCGGAGGGACCTCGTCATCTGTCAAATTTTCGTACCAACTCAAAATCTTGTAGGCATGGCTTACGGCCCGGAGGAGGTCACGGGGAACGTTTTCGATACTGATTGTCCCTTCCGGCCATAACATCTGTCCGTTACCAGATTCTTTTGCGATCCGACACGACATTATAAAATGGGGGTCGGTTGCGAGTCTTTTCCCTCCATCTCACCCACGTTCAAATGATCCAACGCCGAAATAATGTACGCCAATGTTGGGCCTTGAAGTTCATCCACCTGAGATCTCGAATCGAACAGACGTTCACTTCGATTAACGTTATCGAACACTGACAACCACACCATGCACTTCTCATATTCGATTGACCATGTGAGATCCGCCTGAATTTTTAACAATTCGGTGAACACATAATCTAAGAGGGCCTCACGGTCCCATGTTGCATATTTGTCCTGCATCATTTCAAGATTAGTGGCGACGACCTCGTCGCACTGATCCTGATATTTTTGGAGTTCACCCTTGACGCGAATAACCTCAACATCTTCTGGGGTTTCCTGCTCTCTTTTCTGAAAGTCGGGGTCGGCTAACAGTTCGAACAGGCCGTCAAGATAACGGTCCTTCATCCAATCTTTCTCAAAGGCGACTTGTGCCTCTATGACAGGGCGACGTGAAGCCATGTCGGAAGACACAGCCCACGTGACAAGCTGATCTTCGTTTAGTTCGTCGACCTGCCCTCGCAGTGCATGATATTCATCTGACGAAGGATCCTCTTTTTTCAAGGACCAGATACGCGCCCGCGCAGCGGACGCCTTCGCTATCGCTTTCTCAGCGTCAGTTGGGGACAATTTCTTCACCCAAACCGTGACCGATTCGCCTTTTTCTTTATCTTCGATGACGAGTTCTTCGCCACGCGCAAACAGGTCCGTCAAACGACGGCGTTCTTCAACCTTCATATTTCACCTTGTTTCCCTTAACGTAACAGGAGAGGATCTCCCACTACTGCCTTGTTTCCTTAGCCTGGTTGGAGGCTATTTAGCTTGCTGTACCATTGAAGACACTCAAGGCTCCACTGTCCGAAGTGAAGTTGAATGTTGTTTCAAGTTTGGTTTGGATACGTCCCTGGACTGCAGGGAGAGTAAATCGGGCGTCGTCAAGTTGGAACGATTTCAATGCAACTCCAGTGTCCGGGTGGTTTACAACCAGACGAACTTGCAACCCGACAGCAGAGTGGGCACCGACAACAACGTTGCTTGCAACGTTGGCTATCGTCGCGATTTTGTCCCACAAATCGGTAGCGTCAGCAGATTTCAATACCACTGACCCGGTCACTTCTGGCACGTCATAGTCCTGAGACACATAGTGGGTGTTGCCGAACTCTTCGTCGTTTTCGAGGTTCACTCTACGACTAATCTCAAACGACTGGACCCCACGCCATCTTTCTAACGTCGGGGTAGCTCCGTTACTTGTAATGTACAAGTCGATATCTTTTGACCGTACGGCAGCCGGTTTAACCGACGCGGACGGGTGGATACTGGCATTGTAAGTAGCTGCCGTAGCCGATCCGTACACTACATGAAGTTTCGTATACCCTAAATCGAACCAGTCGGTGATCGTTGAGATTGACGTTGTCGTATTAGTGTAACCATCAGATGCCGTTGTGTCGAAGAACAGTCGCTTATATAGTCCGGTTGAGACGTTCTTGACGCAGGCACTCAACACGTATAGAGTATTGCCAGCTTCCGCATATGCTAGGGCAGTGTTCGTCAGGTTATATGTTAAAGTGTTGTTTACGAGTGTGAACTCTTGGTAGTAGGGGCTACCCGGAAGATAGTATATGGAGTCGCCCCGCAATGTGAACGTTTGGGCGGCGTTCTGACGCACCCCGAACCTGTAGGTCACATTCTCCAATGTTAGATATGGGACGGCAATCCCAGTCACGATATTGAACGCTCCGTTCCCCGCCTTGAACGGAGAAATAATATCCGTTGGGTACGTTGTAGCAAACGTAAACTCATGGTTCGCTGGGATAGCCGCAGCGTCGACACCATGGACGAGAGCTTCGAACTCGCAAGACATATCGAACGATTCGAGTTCAAATGAAAGATCCGGGATGTCCCGTACTGTGGCAACCGTGTTGTAGTTACCCAACTCATAAATTTTCTCTTCTGGGATGTTCAGGTTCGATACACCACCGGATTGGATACGGTCAATGACGAATCCATTAGCATCGTGGATAAACTGTCCAGCTTTAATCGCCATAGACTACTCCTCAACTGTCGATACTGCGCTATTCGCGGGATCGTGCGGGTTGTTACAGAAGTAATCGGCTTTTCAACTGGTTTTATTTAAGCACGAGAAATGAATTTTGTAGCCCTGACAGAACCCGTGGCAATAACACCAGACTCCCGGAAAAATGCCTCATAAACAGGCCGGAATTCTCTAGCGAAAGCAACAAGTCCTTCATCGAGGAATCGGCGGGCACCAATACCTCTCTTGGAAAATTCGCCGGATACTCTCACGCCACCAGGATTGTAAAACGGATAGAACGACCCGTCACCCTTAAAATGTCCACGTGTAGCGGGAAGCTCGGGGACCCGGAACGGACCCGAAGGCTGTTGTGCCGACAAATGCGTCAATCGGATAGCACGCCCACGACCAAAACGAACAATCGGTTTCGGAGCAACAATCGACTCGGAGGCAGGTAACGCACCAAAATTTAGCCTATACCAATGTCGAGCCTGTGAATCCAACAACTCATCATCGATGAAACTAATACCACGCGGACTCGCCTCCACCATCGACGGAGCACTCAACGCTTCCAACAAAGCTCCGCCCGAAAACCGATTCTCCCCCACACGATAAACAGGGGCAGAACGAACCGCTAACACGTTCCGCGTATAAGCATCAATCACACCTCTACGCATGTGTATGGCAAGAGCAGTATTTACTTCCTGGAGTCTCCCAGCGTCCCGGACGGTATGACGGAACTGTTCCGCCAAATTCTCCAACGTTTTACCAATCCCCTTCTGGAGTCCCTGACGGGTCGCCCTCTCGATTCTCTCCTTCAAGTCAATAGCGACCATACCCCCAATCGAAGTCATGTCGGCTGGCCGGGAGGCAGCGCAACTCCGGCGAGCGAGACGACGGCACCCTGATCGCTGAAGGCAGCCAGCTCGATCGATCCGCCAAAACACTTGCGAACTGAATCAACGATGGCGGGAGGGGTACACCAGTCTTTGGTGTTTGAAACGGGTTGGCGTCCTGCGGTCACCTGAGTACCTCCTCGCGGATATCCCGAAGTCGCAGAAGGCCCTGTTGAAGATCGATCAATACTTCCCATGGACAACAACAGTCTCATAAAGCTCATCCAGTTTATGCAAATATTTTTCGTTCAAAACAATCTCACCCGTATCTAACGAATTGCAAACATCAATAGCAAAATCGGCGAGTTCGTTCATCTGATCTAAGATAACCTTACGGAGCTTCATGCTAGATTCTTTAGTGAGGAACTGATCGCATTCTTTTTCCTTCAAACCCAACACGATGGAAATAGCACGATCACGACGACGGGCCAACATCCCATGTAAAATCTGACTACTCATACGTCGTCCTCAGTCCCATAATAGTCAATAACGTCAAATCGACAAGAATACCAATGTTTCCGATATTCCCTTTCGTATGTAGCGGATTTTTCAATGAACACATTTTCAATCTGGCAAACAGTAACAACAGGAGGAGTGGCCTGCCGATAATCGAACACAGAGAACGACGGGTCATCCCGACCAATAGACGGGAACCGTCCCCCCAAAATGTCCTTCACGTCACGGATGAGATGCATCCCAATCGCTTCATTCTCAGCAAAGAAATCGACATCGAAAATAGACCGATGCTCCCCAAATAGGGAACCCAACTCCCAATCTTTGCTACTAGAATCTTCATCTGCTAAACCAAGAGTATTCACAGGAACATCATCCTGAGGATCAACCGATTTCGCCGGGAACGTCACAGTAGACCTGTTCACGGAAACATCAAACCAGTCAAGATCATCCAGAGCCTCACGTAACATCTGATATAAACTCTCGCGGATAAGACGGGCACGTAACCCGCCAACGATGACAGTCATCGCCACCTCCCATTAAGACTCATCGAGGGCCTCAATGTTCAACTGGTAGATCGTCACATCAAACAGTCCGAGAGGAGGCCCAACAAACCGGACCACATAAACATTGCCGTCAATTGTCACCTGATCAGGAGTTCGGCCCCCATGAGCCAACACAACCGTCCAATCTACATCTAAAATGGTGACCACCCCACGAGTCGTATCAAAATGGCCGATACTAGTACCGGAACTAACACTCAACGACGAAGCCGTAGCGAACTCGATAGCAACATCAGCAGCCAAGTCCGCCGGGGCCACATTCGTCAACGGGCTATCCGTCCACGACAACGGGAAACCGGCAGCATCGTCCGTCGTGTAAGTACGCACCGGAACCCACCGAAACTTCACCTGCTCCGACAGTGCAGTAGGGGCACCCATTCGCATAGCAAATTTTATTGCCTCGCGGAACCCCGCAGCATCAAATCTACTATCAGTACCGGCCATACATCACCACTATCCACGGTAAAAATATGTGTCTTCGTAATAAAGACTATTATCGCGGCCGACAAGAGAATCGATATAGGTTGTCGTCGTAGAACTCAGATCGCTTAAATTGGCTAAAATGAGATCAACTTTACTACGAATATCTCTCAGGACATCACGAAGCAAATTCGCCGAATTTTGGGTTTCGAACTCCACAGGTCCAGCCTTCGCCCGGAAGCCCGTATTAGTGTTCTTCAACTCGTTTCGTATAACCCGCAAACCGGCAAATAGAACAATCAACTGTTGTTGATCCCGCGCCAAATCAGCATTACCAACAGTCAGAGGGGAGATCAGCCCATCAGATTCGGTATGATCATCGAAAAACCCGTACAGTTTCGCTTCCCAAAAAGAGTTCTGTAAGTTACTGACCCATTGATCTTCGGTGGCGTCTGGGAACAGATCAGAACCGGGAGGGTTCACTTCGGTTGTCAGAGCATCTATCAGATCAGCGAGATCGACTGCCATACATTTACCTACCTACGACCCACAGCCGGGTTAGAAGGAGCGGGAGAACCCTCAGTAGGTTTCGTACGGAACGTCTCCCGACCGTCCGGCGAATACACGGTCTCAACCTCAGAATAAACAGAAGAATCGGTCACCTCAGCGAGCCGTTCCTGCAACACTGACATTTGCCGGACAGTCGCATCCACATCGGGTTCCTGGGCAACAGCCAAAAAACGTTGCATCGTCATAGGATTAACAACGGCACTCACAGCCTTGGTCAGATTCTTCAAGCTGCGCCGATCGGAAAGCAACAAACGCATCTCGTCCTCAGACATAGAATTTGGGTTCAAAGCCAACACTTCCGCATCCTTGTCGTCCTCAAGAAGACGAACCGGGACAAGAAACCCGTTCATGAACGGATCGGCATCAGGAGACGATGACATTTCCTGATTTACACGACGTTCATCCGGAGTAATGTGAATAGTTCTCCCCGCCAACACGGATTCGAACACAAAGGATCCATTACGGTCATACCGTCGTAGATAAATTCCCCCATTGATAGCGGAACGCCAAACCTCATACTGTTTCGGATCGGTAATAATTCGCGTCATAAACTTCCACCTTCCCTTATCCCCTCTCGGAGATCCATACAGGCATAGCCGGGGCTATAGCCCCGGCCATGCCTCCTATTCAACCAACGTTACTATGCCGACTGGCTAGAGTCCACAATCCGCCGAACACGTTCCGGACGGTGAACAACTCCACCGAACTCACGCCGTGCGAGATAATGCCAATACCAGTTATCCAACTCTTCATATTCCTTACTCATCAACCCACCCCAGAATGCGAACTTCGCAGCATCACGGGAAATCACAAACATCTCGTTCGCAGGGAAGAACGACACATTACGGTCATCCTTATAGTTCACGAGAGTAACAATTTTGGCTCCCCGATACGTTCCAAGCACACCCTGACGAAGAAGCGCCTCATTAGTCTCCGGGAGGAAACCAGTATAGGTGCTGTTCGATGTCAACTCGTCGATAATCAAATCGGTCATAGTTGCCCGACCAACAATCGACAACTCCCGGGTACGAGATGAGTCTCGTACCTGACGAAGCGCAGTGTCCAACGCAGTAAGAGACAACCCCGACGCAGTGACATAATAAGCACTCGACGAAGGGATAGCCGCCTGAAGAAGCCGCAAGAACCGCGAGTTCACCTCGGCATCAAGACGCTGCACACCAAGATCAATCAACGTCGATTGAGTCTCCGAGAAGTTCGCAAGGAACTTATCAGTCATCTCCTGAACGTGGAAACCAATGATGTCCCGTTCAATCTCCATAACCTCACGGTTCATGGAGCTTGCCTCAATGTAACCACCACGTGCGATCCAGAAAGCACGCAAACCGCGAACTTCCTCAACGAAAACTCGTCCATCCCACGGAGCGTTCTCAACCTCTGTCAACAAGGACAGAAGGTTCTCGTGCTGGAACCCTTCGAAAATCACTTCCGTGACCTCTTGAGCCATTTCAGCACGCCACTGTGGGTTATCCCAGTTCTCACGAGCCTCACGGTTCGCCGCCTGAATTTTCTCACGGATTGCCCGAGTCTCTTCCAAGGATCGACCGTACCGATCGACTGTTACAGAAGTACCCATTATGTAGCCACCTCCCCTTAGAAGAGCATCACAGCTTCGAGTTCATCATTGGCGTTATCCACCGCAGTGACTCGAAGCCATCCATTAGATGCAGTTGCAGTTTCCGCCCAATAACCGTCCGCGTCAGTGCCAACACCAGGTGTCAGATAATCGCCGACTGCAATGGTCGCTGTAGCGCCCGTAATCCCTGCCACCATGACCCGTCCAGTATAGGAACGGGTCTGCAAGAATGTCCGGTCGTAAGTATTCGTAAATACAACCTTTACGGTAGTGCCATGTACAACCTGAACAAGTTTTCCCTTGTCTGCCTTATCCATATCACTGTAACGAGTTAAGAATGGATCGTTCCCAGCATAACCTGCCGGGGCATTCTCATAAACAAGCACACCAGACTGCGTAACCACAGGAGCTTGTGCGGTTGTTGCCAATACGACTCCCAGGACACCACTACCATAGGCAGTGGTAACAACAGACGAATCGTATTTTACTGGAACACCGATAGGACGATCAGCAGTGGTGGAAAGCATGAACCGCGATCCTCGCTCACCCCCGTGCGGTGCAACCCGAAAGTCGAAGTTACGACCATAGGATCCCATTAGTTTTGACCCCCCTTATCGGATGTCACGAGGATCGACACCGAGTTGCCGTAAAGCCAGCACTTCCCGGACAGCCGATCCAACTTTGCCATTACCAGAACCATTGGTCTCACGCGTTGCATGCATGGCAGCAACATGTGGGATGCCCTGACTTTCAGGCTTCTGACCGATTTTCTCGGCGAGGGCCTTATAGTCAGCCAACGTGGCATCGAAATCTTCGTCGCTGAGAGCAGCCCACTTCTCGGCTCTTTCAGTTACATACTCTTCTGGGAAGGTGACAATCGCTGCCACCCGCAAGGCGCGCTCTTCCTGACGAGATTCGATCTCTGCTTTCATTGCTTCAGCAGCTTCAACCTCGGTGAAATACGCTACGATTTCGTCTCGCTCCTGCTTCACTTGCTGAGCTTCGATCACAGCCTCATCGAGCCGTTTCTGAATCTCAGTAACCTGAGCATCAGCGTCAGCCTTAGCAGCAGCGATCTTCCCTTCGGTATCAGCCGATTCTTTCGTGACTTTAAGTTCACTCAATTCTTGGCTGAGATCCTCAGTAGACTTCGCGACAGCGGCAGCAACGAGCGCCTCGACCTCTTGAGATGTATAGGTCTTTTCGCTCACTGGAATACCTCCATTAGTGGTGATTTCAGTCGCGGTTTCGATGAGGCAAAGAGGGCAGTCATCAGGATGCATAGCATCCTCAGGTTTGCACTCAAGGACACGATCGTGTAACGACTTCAAACTCATCATTAAAGTTATCGAATGTTCCTAGAAATACCTTTAATCCCTCGTGCAACATGTAGGGCACGATGTACCAAATCCTGTTCGCTTTCCACAGAGAACGTCGCGGTATCTGCGACATCAAACTGCTCCTCGCGTTTCTGCTCCAGCAGAATCAGTTCACCCATGATCCCCTCCCACTGTTCCGAAGTTAAATGAGGGGATTCCTTTTTTACCCCTTCATAAATATCTTCAGCAGTATCGAACTGCTCAGTCAGGAATTTCGAGATCTGTTTAATCTCAGCCTTTTTCCATCCTGGGCGGGCCGGAGGAATCACCAATGCGCCACCAACAAAATGGGGCTGATGCATCAGAACTCCAGTACAAGAACGATCGTTGATCTCATCCGGATAATTCGATGAGGTTCTCCCTTCATATGGATAAAGTTTCGAGTCGTCCGCCCCCCCGATGCTAGAAAGTGCCCGAGGTAACGCCTCCATTGAATAACTAAGGCTCCCTTCGTTATGTGCCTTTTTTACCATCCCGTAAGAATCTGGGAAATAGTAACGCCAAAACGCCGAAAGTGCTTCAATGTGAGAATTCATTGACTCTGACGCCGCGACCATTTCAGTCGCGATAAACGCCCCAATGATTGAACGTTGATCATGGTTGATATTCAAAGGAGCATAAGAGATCGTTGGTTTCGCTGCTATCAGATCAGCAAGACTGAACGTCTGCTTGTTTTCATTAGGACGATCGGCCTCAACGAATCGGCCCACCACATAAGAATTGGCCGGGTTATCGTTAACGAAGCCAGCAGTCCAATCAGAATCGTTCGCTACTTCATGTTCGGAAGGGTCGATGAGTTCACCGAGACCAGCAATCCAAATTCTTCCCTTACCCTCATATAGCATTTAGTCTCCTGCTTTCCGCCGCGGATCTTCGGGCATCCCCTGCCCACTGCCAGGAGCACTCCCCCCACCGTTTCTATTACCGCCACCACTACGTCCCGCGCTTTTAGGATCGGCTTTCTGATCTTTCATTTGCAGTTTCGGATCATTCAAAGGAGTCAAACTATTGAACGTGTCGTCATAATGATCCGATTCGCGTTCACGGCGACGCGACTCTTCGTCTTGATCCAGGTCAATCTGTTCAAGAAGAGTGGCCCGCGAGATTTCGCGACGGTCCCTCAAGTCCATGAAGAACGCAGCAAGACCAGGGTCAAAGTCAAGACTGATTTGCTTCGGATGGAATACAAGAGTCGGGATCTGAACCAGTTGCTCATTCGCCTCCCAGATAGGCCGAAGAACTTTTCGTTCCACTGCCTTCTTAAGAAGAGCACGGCGCGATTCCAGCCCTCGTGCCACGATACGAATAAGTTTTAGTGAGTCATCGCCCTTAGTGCCAGCACTGAAGTTACCACTCATGAAAATTTGGTAAAGACGAGCAGTGATCCGAGCGTCGATAGCATTATATTTTTCGGGTTGGAGAACATACTCAGTGCTCGGAGTAATGATTTCGATTGAGAGTCGATGGTCTCCCACGATCACAGGGACCCGAGAAAGTGCTCTGATCTGACCCTGCAACTGGTTAATCTCTTCCTGTTTCGCTGGTTTATCATCGGTCCCACGCTTCACCAACACAATAAAGTTGGTCGCTCCTAAGAGATGGGCTCGGTCCATTTCTCGCAGAAGATGTTTTAGATCCAGGAGTTCAAACACTGAGCGCATACGCACTTCGGCGATAGGTTTGTATTGTGGTCGTGTAGCCGTGTGTCTCCACGTTAACTCTGGGTTCAGTAAGAAAAGGTTCCTTGTTGGTACGCCCAACGCCGACAGACGCTTTTCCTCTTGCAAGGTTGGGGTATATTTGGATACCAACAATCGAGATTCAACCGACGTATTGTCTGATTTGTTTTCTAATAGAGCAGTGATTTGCCGTCCCTCGTCGGCGTCGGCAACCCATGCCAACTGTTCGCGGTTAAACATGAAATCCCCGACAGGGACCACCTTCAGAGGGTCCAGCAATGATAGTGACGAAATGCTGTTAAGGTTCCGGAACTCTTTCTTCCTACGAACGCCTTCTTTGGTCCGGCCTGTCACCTTGAACGATTCGTTACCCCACCAATTCGCCACATAAAAATTGGAGACAATTGAAAGTTCCCGCCACATTTCCCGCATCCGGGTTTCCAAATCAAAACTTTCGATGATCTGATTCCAAATGTTTTCTTCGTCTTCGTCGTCACATTGGATAGACATATGGTTAAAAGCAAGAGCTTCGGTAGCGTCGATTACTCCAGCAACGACATCATCGCTGTCTGCCGCGTCCTGCGCTACGGCCATCTGTTCATACAACTTCGTGGGGGTTACGTAACGGTCTCGTTCGAATATGCCCCCACGGCGGATCTGTGAACCCCACCGGACCATTGAAGCTATCTCCGGGTGCTGCTCGGTCAACGCAGACATAACCATCTCTGTTGCTGTTTCTGTCTCGTTATAGACAGCGGTACCCGACTCGGAGTCGACCCATACTTCCGTTGTCATGCAAACTGTCCACCTGCCAATTTGGCATCCATTTCCTTAACTGCCTGGATACGGGAATGTATTTTGAATTGACGTTCACATTCTTCTATGAACGGGTCAATGATCCGAATTCGGAACGATGCCTCTTTTTTTGTTTCCGTAGTCCCCAATTGGGAACGTAGCTCAGAAGCACGCGCCGAAAATTGGGAGAGGTGAAGGAACGTGTCGACCACGTCCATAACATCAAAGTTTTTCATGGTGTGGTAATACTCGGCGAATTCTCTTCGCCAAGCGATCAGACGATCTTCGGCTCCCGCGGCAGTGCTTGGGATCTCAGTTGGTGCAGGTCCGGCGAACGCGGGCACAGGTCCTTCGGAGCGACGGGGAGTCTCGACCTGGGGCTGTACTGCACGTCGGAAACCGCCGCGGTCATCTTCCACCCTGCAGTCGTCGACCCGGGGGCCGGATGCATGATTCGTTATTTTAAAAGTTTCACCCATAATAAGTTAGTCGACCTTCTTCACAGTTAGATGGAGTTCATATGTTCCATTTCCCGTCTCCACCCGTCGAAATCTCGTCTCTTCAACTTAGCTAACCCTCCACCCAAATTCCCAGGTTCACGCCACCACACAATCCCCTCGAACGAACAGGTAGAAAAAAACACTGAAAGCTTCCCGTAGGTACGAGGAGCGGACATTTCCACCACCCCATGTTTTACGAACGTATGTTCGGGATAACCCTCAGGGTTCCCATTAACTTTCGGGCCAACCAACTCGTACGTTCCGTCACCCAAACCCTCGGAGTTAGAGAACGCTTCCCAATGGCGGGCAAATTCGGGACCATCATTAACGGGTATCCACCCTACGCTTTTCCCTGTCAGGTCATCATGGTCGACTTCCTCAAAATTTGAGGGTACATGCTTACCGGGGACAACCTCCCGGCGCGAGAACATGACACCATCGCGGATCAACACGCACGTCCCGTCGAATTTCCGTGTAGCTATACCTTCTCCATCGGCAACCCACTGACAGGCGGGATTCACATCATCAGTGACATACCGAAAATTTGTATTCGGATCACGAACAAAGAAGGTAGGTATTTTCTTCATCGTTAATCTCCCATGAACAATACTTGTGTAGATTCCTGATCATCTTTCTGGATGAACTCCTCAATAGAGAACTGTGCCCAACCCAAAGCTGCCATACGGGCAGCATCAAAAGCGTGGAATTTTCCGGCGCTCACCTCACGGCGACCGTACTGGTTCAACGTTGTTTTCGTGATCTTATAGGTTTGTCCCTGAAGTTCCTTCAATAGATCCTCATCCCATGGGAGCCACAACCGTCCCTCGTCAACCAATTTTCGTAACGTGTCCGTAGCATACTCTACGACATCACGTCTGATCCCCGTCTGATTGATCAGTTCCTCTTTGTCTATGAAATCATCTACCTCTATTGTTAGGTCTAAATCAACGATGATTTTACCGGAGAAGTTATAACCCTTAATGACCGTTTTGATCTGCTCTAAATCTTCCACTTCTTTCTGAAGGTCCTGGAACATTGGGAGCCCCAACCCGGTTTTGTCAAGAGCAAAAACGCGAGGATGGTAATGGTTGATCACGTGCATGATCGCAGTCTTCTGGTCTGGTGAACTGATCTGTTTCATGTTGATCCGCGTAATGAGCTTCAGTCGAGTTGCAGTCTCGAACGGAGTCTGATGTATCAGGCTGGGCATAGTTTTCTTCTGGGTTTTGCTTTTGGTGTAGAAATCGTACTCGGTTTTGGATATTCGTTCTTCTCCGAACACTAAAATTTCGGAGGGATGGTTTGTGTTCCCAGTAAAATAGACCGAGCCCTCCCGTCGCGCTAACCAGTTCCCAAATTTCAAGGTAGGGCACCAAATACGTCCGCGATAATCCACAGTCTTTATGGTCATCGCTTGCCACGCCACCGACTCAACAAAGTTATCCTTGTGTGTAGGCACCAATGGAGTGTCCGAACGTTCCACGGTCAAAGGGATGCGATCTTTTGTGTTCAGCGTTTCTGTGGTTTTCCATCGCCAATTGTTTTCCCCGTCTCCCATCACTAACCAGCGATGATTTGGTGTCGTCAGAGAATCAAAAGATTGTCCCTCCATATGAATCATGGATCTTTTCCGTGCATCGAAAACATGTACGTGATCAATCATCTGCCATTCGCTCATACCAGTGGTCGGGTCAATCGACAGCGTTAAATCTCCCTTTTCGAGATCAGGCCAGCTAAGCCAACCTCTTTGAGTGAAGATTTCCGTTGCTTCATCGACACAGAAACCGACATCCATGCCTACCCAGAACGTTTTATATTTGTCAAGATGGGAGACTGGCAAGAACATTTCATCCAAAATAGAAGAGTTCGTTTCCCGTAACCATGAGTCACTGATTCGTAGATGTGTGTATTCTTCTGAATTGTAAGAGGATTCTTTGTCGTCGTCAACGATTGACATTAGGCGATGTAGCACGAAAATGGGGGAAGTGGCATCACCATGTTCGCCGAGGATGTTCCGCCGATAGTCGGCGTCTTCGCGTCCGCCATACTGGGCGATTTTCTCTTCGCGTTCATCGTCGCTCCAGGTTGGACGATGCATCCCTGTCCATCGGTGGACAGTCCAACGCGTGTTTGGGTCGCTGGTAAATTTGAAGAAGTGGTCGCGAACTCCGCGTGTTACCCCGTGAACA